AGCGAACTTACCTTCAACAACTACCGAACGGTCTTCTGCAAGACCCGAGATTAGTGTTTCTTTGTCGTCGCCTGTGATTTTAACCAAGTCAATTACGCCCAAGTCGAGCGTGTGTTGAACCAAGTCTAGTAAATGATCTCTCATGTTTTAATTCTCCTGTTGTGTTATTGTATATGATTTATTTAGATTTAGCAAGTGATTTCGGAATTATTTTTGCCAAAGCTTGTCCACCTTTTAAGCTAGACAGCTCGCCAGATTTTTTCAACTCTAACCAAGTAAAGTCACTACCATCGGTCCAACTAAAAACTTGCTTATATCCGATTGCCTTGGCGATGGCCTTGACGCGCTTGCCCGGTGTGTAGAAGCGATACTTACTTTCGACCAACGCTACACAATGCTCACGATCGCAATCGTTGAATGTCATTGCCAGTGTGCCGCCTGGCCGTAACTTAGAAAAGATTTCCTTAAGATACTGCTCTACCACTTCGATCGGAGTAAACTCAAAAAAGTTAAATGCTAAACATAATCCAAGTTGATTCTTCGGCACAGAGGTCAGCACATTGGTCGAAAGTGGCAAATCTTCGTGCAACCGTAGTCTACGTCGAAACTCGGGCGTAAAATTTTTGTGAGCCGGTGCCAGCAAGTCTGCATGATAGTCAATCATGTACAGCGGATCAAATCCAACCATATCGTCGACGAATTTTTCTAAACCAGGACGAATTATTAATGCTGAATATTTCCAATCAACATAACTCTTGATTCTGTCTGTTAACATCCGCTGAGTTTCGGATGTCATTACAAGTCGTCGGTTGAGTATCTGCCGATTGACGTCGTCATTGGCATGTGTGTCTTTTGCACTGTATCTAGGAGATTCTTCTTGATACATCTTGCTGCTCTCAGCATAGTACGACATCTCTGCTATTTCAATCATGGCATCGAGTTCTTGAACTAATTCAGAAAATGTGGCCTTGAAGTCTTTAAATCCAGTAATGATATCAGTGTTATCTTCACCTAGTGTTTGAGTAAACGCCCTTGGTTGGATAACACTGGTTTTCACAACATGCAATATATCAGCTAGCTTTCGAACAGCAGTGTATTCAATATCGTCAATGTCCAAGGTTAGCAATAGGTTGCGGTATGCAATTAGTTCACTGAGTTTCATATATTATTCCCATGCAAATAAGTTTTGAAATGTGTTGACTGTGTTGGTTGCTGCTGCAAGATCCCACTTCATTACACCCAATAAATTGTCAATTTTCTGATCAACCACTGTTGCTTCCATTAGTCCGTCATCAAACGGCAATTCTTTAAACCATGCAGGAAGTCGCTTTTCGTCAGTTGGATAACCAATGCTGGTCCATCCCAGTGCATTGGTCTTCAACTTGCACACAATGGTCTTCATGCCGTCGACCACTTGTAGAGAATAATTATCATTGTTCATTCTGCGCAGATTATTCCAGTTCAGTGCTGCTCTGACATGTCCGGGCATATTGGCCTTGCCCGCTGCTTCTTCCGCAGCAGAATACTTGGTCAGATTGTTCACACGCTTGGGACTGCCTTTTTCCCAACCTGGCCGCTCCATGAATTCATATTTAAATTCACGGATACGCTCGATGATACTTTCTTTGTCATCACCGTTCAATGCACGGTTTAGGATCTCCAACAAGAAGTCCTGAATGACTTTGGGCGTATCACTACGCTTCAGATCCAGGCCCAGCACTTTGGTCTTGCCAATTTTACCATCTGTATCAAGCCGCTTGCCTTCAAGATCGATAATGTTTACAGCATAGCGTTTCTTTGTGATAAACAAACCACGATCGGCTACCAACTCTCGACCTGCTTTGATCAAGCCACCCATTTCTCGTGGACAATGGAATGCCTGCTCCATAAAGCCCGGGAATGATTCGTTCACTAGATCCGCAATAGAATCATATAGTGCAATACAAATTTCTTTGTTCCACTCCATTGTGCCTGCTGCCACTTCGTCCTTGATCACACTCCATGCACTGAAATAACACGAGTCAGTGTCGCCGTAAATTATAGCATCGCCTGTGTGATCGTACTCTCCGGTGATGCATTGATTGATGTGTGCATCCATGTGACGAGCAATAGCGCGACCAGTCAGTGTGGTACTTTGTCCAATGCGGTGGTCGAAGAATCTACATCCGGGATTCAACAATGCACCATACAAGCTGTTCAAGTTAATTTTCTTAACCAGTTGTCGCTTGTCCCAGAACGCAATATCTTTTGGATCTGTTGCTGCTTTTTTCTTGGCCTGCATTTCCTTACGCTCACTGTACCATCGTTCCAGCAAGCCGGGAATGATACCTTTCTTCTCGTAAGTAAGGATAGTTCCGTTTGCACTCATGATCCAAGGTTGATTGGAATCAAATATGATTGACCAAATCTCTGCCGCAGAGTGTACACTTGACTCGCCGTTTTGCCAGTCGATGGTGAGTTCTGTACCAATTTGCTGTTCCATCACAGCAGTATATTCTAGACTGCCGAACAGGCCTTCCCACGCCAGTGCAAAGCTTGCGCCTTTGTCCATCTTTTCTTTAATATACTGATCAGTCATAATTGGACGCAATTGTGCAACCACTGTTTCTGGCCCCATATTCATAGCACGAATTGCAGACGGATACAAGCTGTTGATGTCAACTGATCCAATCCATTCACTCATGCCCTTCTTGGGAAATGCCACATACGCACCGGCCGCTTGCACATTATCATCAGCCAGTTGTTGCTTACGATTGGGCACAACCATTCCGCGCTCGTGTGCTTCGTTAACAATGGCTTGGTCAGTCACTGCAACAGCACCCATTGTTGTTTGCAACAACACAGTGTTGGCATGTGCTAGTTCACTTGCAAGTTCAAGGAATCGCAGTTTCTTGTCCAATCGATCAACCAGCATGGTATCTTGACGATTGTATTGAATAAAAGTCTTGAAGTGTTGGTTGTACAACTGATCCAGTGTGCCTTCGAACTGTGTCTTGCGATCGCCGAGTTCGTGTTCGGCAATGGCATCCAAGCTGTAACTGTGACGCTCTTCGTAAGTGTACTTGCGATACAACTGCATATAGTCCATATGCACACGACCGATCAAGTCATAGGTGGCCTGTTCTGCACCAAAGCGTTCAAACATTCGTGGCTTGGGAAACTGTCCCCACAGGCAAAACTTACGAGTATCATCTTTGGTCAATACACGGGTTATACGATTCACAGTGTAGGGAATATCATAACCTTCGCTGTTCCATCCTGACAACACATCGGCATCTTCGATCAAGTCTAGAAACATCTTCAGCATGTCTCCTTCTTTTTCGAACAGGAATGTGTTGTCAAACTCGCTGACCAGTTCCTGTGCTGTGGCCATGCTCATACTTTTTGGTGGAACAGCCAGTGTTACCAGTTTGTCCAACCAATTTAAGTAAACAGAAATAGCAGTGATAGCATTGAACGGATCACTAGTTGGCGAGAATCCGCGCACTTTGTCAAAGTCAACTTCAATGTCGAAGAATGCTGTTTGTAAAGTGGGCGCGTCTTTGCCCATGTAGTTTTCGGCCAAGCTGCGAAAGATAGGATTGATATCACTCTCGTATAGCTGCTTGCCCCCGTGCATACGCACTTCTTTGCGGAACTCTTTGTTACTACGAGTGCTGAATCGTCCAACCGGGGTGTTGTAAATGCTGCGAAACTTGCCCCGTGGATCATCGTAATATAAAATATAGTTGGTAGGGTATTCTTTGTATACTCTTTTACCGTCGACTCGCTCTACCACATGAATTCGGTCATGCTCCTTGTCTAATAATGCATCAACATATGACATTAATTTTTTTATCTTTCTGTGGCTTATGGCCCACTAACCGTGATTGTGTACTCGGATGAGTAATGTACTACTGTGTTTATAAAGTTTTTCCAACAGTCTCGAGAATTGTTTCCAATAGATCGTGATCCTGTTTGGCTACTCCGAAGCTGGCCTTGTGTGCCATACTGATGGCTTTTTTCAACACTGCTGGTTTGATGTCCATCTCTTCTGCAATGGCCTTGATGGTGTCGGTCAATCCGCCTTGCAGTGTTTCGATTTCCAGCATGACTGACATGCCTTCACTGAAGATTCGGGTAAGTTTAAGTTTCTCGTCGCCGCTGAATGTTTTGTCCATGAAATACTCCTGTTAAAAGTATATTATACAGCAGTTAAATCAACAAAGCAAGAGATTTGTAAAGAATAGTGCCGGTTACTTAATCCGGCGCTGAATTTATTATGGCTCAGCAGTGTAATTACGCCGGTCACTTACGGTGACTAATCGGACGCTTGCCCGGGGGCTGACCGTTAACGACAACGGATCCTAAGGTAGGACATTCTTTTATTTGCCGGCCACTGCCAGTGCAGCGCCTTTGTTAAAACTGGGACTCCATATGCTGTTGCCTTGCTTTAGACCTTTGCGTTTGCTCCAATCGTATCCGGCACGATGGCCAGAACAATCTTTGGTACATTCGCTTCCGAGAAAACTCAATTCATTCAATTCGTCTTTGTTGGGGCAAGTGTCTGAATGTTTGTGCGTTGCCTGGACTGATTTAGTAAATTCGGATGCTCGCATAGTTACACAGGACTGTAAGGGTTTTGAAAACGATCGTATCCATCATCTTCTGGATATACTGGATACGGATTGTTCTTCATATTATTTGGCCAGAAATCTTTTGATTGCATCTAGATCGCATTGACCTTCGCTAATGCCTCCCGACATGTCTTGCTGTTTACGCTTTTTCTCGTAGTCAGTTTGTTTTGGTGTGCGTTTAGCAGGAGCCTTGGTACCAGCAATACGATCTTCTTCATCTCGGCGGCGCTTGAAGTAATCGTTCTGCGCTTCCGCTACACCTTGCTCGCGACTTTGAATAACTACTCCACTTTGTTTTAAATATTTTATTACTTGTTTTCTAATTTGAGTTGGATTAGTTAATCCGCCCTCTAAAGAATTATCAACTATTTCAATTGCTAATTGTTGATCCAATTCATCAGTTAAATTAAATTCTTTGATGAAATAGTTTCCCATCTCGATTGCGTCTGGACTATACATTCCTTCATACTGGCCTTCTGCCATGCCTTGTGACAGCCCCATGTGCTT